TGCCCAAAATCAGTGGGAATGGGTTCTGGATGAAATGATTTTTGCATTCGAACACTTCGTTGATGATTCGTGGGAAAATGCATACAGTTCGGGTGAACATGATTTGATACATGTACCATGTGAATGGTATGAAGATGGCAGACCCAAACTCTACAGCATGGAACATGGACCTAATCATACCTATAAATGTGACTATGAAGGCATGAATAAAGTATACAAACGAATGGACAATGGATTCCGTTTGTTTGGTAAATATTACAGAGGGTTGTGGGATTGAAAGCACTGCTCGAAATACTACCGAAGTTATTAGAACTGATGCCAGGAATTGTAAAGTTCCTGAAGTATATTCCTATTCTGATGATTCTTGGGGGTATTGGTTACGGTGCAATGTATTGGTCGCAGAATTATAAAGACCCATACAAGTGTTTTAACAATGAAGTTTATGAGCAATTACGAGTCGATTCCGATGTTTATGTGTTCAAAGGCGGTTACTGTATAACAGGCGAAGGAAAAAAAGACTAAATAAGAATACTGGCACAACACACACACTCGCCAGTATAACACACACAGGAGTAACACATGAGTAATCTCACACCTTTCGAGATACGTCTCGAACTTTTAAAGATGGCAAAAGACATGTTGGTCGAAGAATATTTCGGCAAACGTGATGCAGTATCCCAAGATTGGCAGATAAAGGTCGAAGTCGCTAAACTACAAGGCGGCGTTGTAATACCAGACCACCCACCGATGCCACCTTATCCCACAGAAAATGATATCATAGCCAAAGCACAAACGCTTAATGGTTTTGTATCGAACATTCAATCCGTAGATAAACCAAAATCAAAATCATCTACCTGATGGGAACGAGAGCGCTTCGGTGCTCTCCTAACTAACAAGGAGAAATAATGCGTATTTTAACAATACTACTCAGTGTATTTTTCACTGCATTTATTTTATTTTTTACACAAGGGATGGCAGAAGCTAAAATCCCTACAAAACTCAAAGTGACATATCATCAATTGAGTCCAGAAGCAAAGGAGCAAGTTGAATGCTTGGCACATAACATTTACTTTGAGGCAGCACAAGAACCCGCTGAGGGGCAGATTGCTGTCGCATTCGTTACTTACAATCGCATGAAGAGTGGTAAGTATCCTGCCACTTATTGTGGTGTTGTCAAACAAAGACTTGGCGAGGTCTGCCAGTTTTCCTGGTGGTGTGATGCGAAAGCAAATTACAAGTCAACCAAAAAACTCTTGACAACTGAGTCGAATTCGTTGTATAATGATGTATTGAATAGAGCAGTGCATTTCTATGTTCATCATGATACAATGAAAGACCCATCCAAAGGTGCTTTGTTTTATCATGCAGATTACGTTAATCCTGGTTGGAGTAACATGAGAACAACGGCAGTTGTAGGAAGACACATTTTTTATAACCGAGTAAAACATAAGGAGATTTGATTTTGGTTACCGCAAAGACAGACAATAAAACAGCAGTAGAGAATCCTAAATCGCAGTATCATTATGCGACTAACTTTTCAGTGACTGTAGTTCTATTAGCTGCCATAGTATCGACATGCATGTATTATTTGAATGACCGAAAACTGATGGCAGCAAACATTGAGAATGCTATTACAAAAGGTATTGACCCACTATCTGTGCGGTGTTCGTATGCACGTGATTATGATGTCATTTGTGTAGCATATGCAGCAACTAGTTCTAAAAAATAACTTACAGGAGATATATTATGAATAAACTTGGTCAATATGATGATGGACGTAGCAACTATAATTTTAGTTTTGGTGATGGTGATGGTAAGCATATCAGTATATCATTTCGTGCTGAACCTGACTATGATTTGGATATAATCTTTCAAGAGTTTCGAAACTTCTTGATTGCATCTGGTCATAGTGTTGAAGGTCAAGTTGGTGAACTGCATCATGAAGAAGATGATTGGACACAAAGTTGGGATGATGATGCTGATGAAGTTCATGCAATGACACAACACCAAGCGGCAGACAAGTTTTCGATGGAGAATTTCCCTAACAATGGATGGCCATTCGGTGATTTGACTACACCATCATCGCCTCGTTTGACTACGACTGACTTTGCATCATTGACACCAAACCAGTTTCCAACAATGGCACCTATAACGTCACAACAAGTTCAGTCGTGGACTTTATCATCGATGGATATTCAAGCATTGACATCTGCTGACCTTTCAAGATGGACAATTCCATCACCAGGTACTATCGGTGGAGCAAAGGTATCATTACACGGTGGTGGAGGCATTCTCAAATAATGCCCACTAAAGACGAGATGATGAAGTTCGCATTGGCGATTGAAGGTATGATCGCCAATACGGACTACACATATTTGGAAGCTATCTGTGAATACTGCAAACAAACAGGACTTGAGATCGAGGTTGCCGCAACACTGGTCAACCCAAATCTCAAGTCTAAGATGCAGGAACAAGCAGAGAAGTATAACCTAATCAAAGGAAAGAGTAATAGATTACCCATATGACAGGATATGAAGCTTTTTGTTTATACTCCTCACTCAAACTCCACTTCACACAAGAATCATACGATTACTTTAAGTATTATGGTAAATCGAAAACCAGTGTAGAGGCATTTGAGAATAGAAAGGATAAGTGGCACTTTTATAAACTCAGTCGGAGATTTTCAAATGCTGAACAAGGTAGAGATTTTATTATTGCTAATCTTCTGCGTGATTCTGATGTATGGATTGGATATTTACTGACGAATGATGCAGATGTAGTATATCGTGATAGACAGAAGGTAGTACAGTCGTTGACCTATACCTTCACCAATGATATTGTACCAATAATGAACCATAAGAACCCTGATGAGCTATTAATGGTACCACCTAATGGATATCCAGTATTATTGTCTATGATATTGTATGGTGACATTTCATTAGAAACTGGATGTATACTCAATGCTATATTGAACTTCTTGCCGATGTGGGATAGAAAGGTAGTGGATACAATTCATTATCCAAATCTCAGTTTGAGGATGAAGAAGTATACACCGTTCATTCCTTTTGAAGTGACAAAATACAAACTATTACTGAAGAAAGAACTACATGAAAATACAGAAACTGTATCTTGATATGGATGGTGTTCTGTCCGACTTTGCTAAAAGGTATAAGGAACTATACAAACTACAACCCAAGTCAAGTCGTGAACGTGGTGAAAAACACGATGACAACTGGAACTGGTTTGTTGAAGGTAAGAACTTTGAAAGTCTTGATAGATATGCTGGTTGTATTGAGTTGCTTGAGTTTATACGCACCCTAAATATACCAGTGGAGATACTCTCATCATCTGGTGGGTTCTTTCATCACGAAGAAGTAAAGAAGCAAAAGAAGTTATGGTTGAAGAGGCATGATATTCTCTATACTGCGAATATCGTTCCTGGTAGACACCTTAAAAAAGACTATGCTAAACCCGATGTTATTTTGATTGATGACACGCAAGACGTTATCGATGATTTCAATGCGGCAGGAGGTATAGGTATTCTTCATAAGGATATACGGCAAACTATACGAATTCTTCAGGAGGTGCTTGACACCAAAGAAGAAATATTATATAATGATAGAGTGGATAAGACGCAACACATTCACGTAAACACTAACTATACGAGGTAAATAAATGAGCGATTTTTCAAAACTTAAACGCAACAGCAATTCATTCGAGAAGCTTACCAAAGCAATCGAATCGACATCAACAAACGTAGAAGCAGGTTCAAAAGAAGATGACCGTTTCTGGCAACCCGAAGTAGACAAAGCAGGTAATGGTATGGCAGTGATTCGTTTTCTGCCATCACCCGCAGTAGATGGTGATGAAGCATTACCGTGGGTTCGTTATTGGAATCATGGCTTTCAAGGACCAGGTGGTTGGTACATCGAAAACTCGTTGACCACTCTCAATCAAAAAGACCCTGTATCGGAGTATAACTCTGTTCTGTGGAACTCAGGTATTGAAGCAAACAAAGAAATCGCACGTAAGCAGAAACGCCGTTTGACGTACATCGCAAACATTCTAGTAGTCTCTGACCCCAAAAATCCAGAGAACGAAGGTCAAATCAAACTGTACAAGTTTGGTAAGAAAATCTTCGACAAAATCTCAGAAGCAATGAATCCAGAGTTTGCTGATGAGACACCACTCAATCCGTTTGACTTTTGGGTTGGTGCTAACTTCAAGATCAAGATTCGTCAAGTCGAAGGTTATCGCAACTACGACAAGTCCGAGTTTGATAAACCATCCGAGTTACTTGATGGTGATGACAAGAAGTTGGAAGCACTGTGGAAGAAAGAATACTCACTCAAAGAGTTTGTTGACCCAAGTCAGTTCAAATCTTACGATGCATTGAAAGCAAAGTTGGATAAGGTTCTTGGTTTGGATGGTGTTGCACCAGTATCAACTAAGGCAGAAGATACTTTTGTTGCACCGAAGGCATCTGCTGCTGCATCTAGTGTAGAAGAAGATGAGGACTTGGAATACTTCAGGTCACTAGCAGAAAACGACTGAGTAAATTAACTCAGTAGTGTACAAAAAGAACCCCACCTAGTGTGGGGTTTTTTTTATGCTGTTCCTAACGAATCCATAAACAAATCAACAAGGTCTTTATCATATAGATTAGCACTGGCAACAAATGTTGTTCCACCCCCACCACCACCGTTGTTGTTCACCACATTATTGACAACTGGAGTGCCACTATTATTACTTATTGGCATCATTAATTGTCTGTTCATTTGTGATGCGTCATTTAACTGCATACCGTTAGTGTTCGATAAAGCATTTGGTGAATATTTACCTGCTAGTTGCGATTTATATTGAGTAATAGTTTGCTCAAGATGAGGATTAGTTGATCTTGCAGCACCCTTTAACCCAAGAACATCAGCAACTTTGGCATTTTGATCTCCATGCTTCAATAGTTTTATTGCCCCACCAGCACCAACACTATGTGCTAAATGTAAAACATCTGCGGTTATTGGAATTCCTGTTCCCTGTAAACCTTGTTCTAATGCTTGTTTATTTCTATTGGAGTATACGTTATACAGTTTATCTTGATTTTCTGCACTAAACTTATCAGTCAAATTTAATCGAGCACCACTTAACAATCCTTCCACAACAGAAGGCATAAACTGATATTTGCCTAGTGCTCCTTGATTGCCACCACGACCTTTTGCATATTTTAAAGCATCACCTATTGTTAGGTCAGTTAGTTGTACATTTTCCCCATACTTTGATCCAAACAATTGTTTAATTTGTGGGTCTTGTTTTCCTGCACCAAAACCATATGATGCATTATATCCAGTTTTACCACCTTCACTCTGACCAATCACATCTCTAATCGATTCACCTGGTAGTATTTGTCTTTGTGGTGAATTGCTTTGTTGTCCTGATGTGTTGGACATGTTTGGAGAACTAGACAATCCTGAATTATTGTTATTCGTAGACAGTTGAGATGGCACAGGAGAGTTGGAACTTCGTTCTTCTGTTGGAGGACGTTCTTCTGCTGCATTATCTAAGTCGTTAAATTCCCTCCACAGTTGATATAGTTCATATGCTGTCCACAGAGTAAATCCCAATTCAAGAGCAGCAGCAACCCAACCAACAAGTGGAATAGTAACTAAAGAAGCTGCTGTTGCTAGTCGTGCTCCTATTCGTGTAAATAATTTTGGAGATTTTCTTTCAATGAATGCTAAAAATCTTCCCCATAACGATTTACTTTTTGCCATGTCTTTACCTACTTTACCTGATTTCAAATCTTCGAGATAATTGGAGGTTGATGCAGAACCACGAAGTCTATCTAAACCAACTGGTGCTTTCCTAAGACCTAACAATCTTCCTGCTCCAGAAGCAAGAGCAGCACCTGCACCAGCACCCGCAGCAAGAAGACCCCTACCTAAACTTGGAACTTTTCCCGCAACTCGTCCAGCAGTGCCAGCAACTTTTCCTATCGTTCCTGCTACACCAGCGATTCCCTTCAGACCCATACTGGCTGCTATACCAAGTATGCCACCTATCACACTTGAAAGCTTTGATAATCCACTAACTAAGTCTGGAATTACTGAAGTAAGTCCCCTGAATAAAGAACCTACTGTCCCTAAGATAAATTCAAGTATTTTTTGAAAAACATTTTTATCTTTTTCTTCTTTCTTTACTTCTTTTGCGGGAGTTGGTTTTCCTGCTTTCATCGAACTTTCATATTGAGATTCTCTTTCAGCAGACCGTTTGAAGAACATATCTGCTTTTTGGTATGGTGTTCCCTTCTGCATTCTAACAAGTTCTTGTATATTACGTCTAGTAATATTTGTATCCATTGCCATCTGTGGGAGAACGATGGAGTTTTTTGCTACCATTCTAAACTGCGATCTCAATTCACCTAAACGATCAGCGACTGTGTTTAGAATAGATTCTGCACCCGCACCTAAACCTGATGACTCTCCTTTGAGTTTATCTCCAGTTTTAGCCTGATATCCTTTTAAACTTGGGAACAGTGCGGCTAAAGTGCCTTTCCTATTAAACAAATAGTTTCTTGGATCAAGGCGTTCTTTAGCACGTTCACTAAACGCAGTTGCTAGTGAACTTCCTATGCCCTCACCCTTCCCTCTTTGCTTTGCTACTATGTCTCTAAAAGTTGCCATATCTTATCTTTGTGATTGTTGCTGTAGTTTTATTTTTTCATTTTCTTCTTCAATATGTTGTATCAACATATCAACATAAATTTGTCTCTCCCACGGCATCATATTATGCAATTCACTCCAACTGTATTTGTGATGTTGCATCATTGCAAAATTTGTTTTAAAATGATTTTCCAATGTATCATGCCGAAGGACTAAACGAAAAAACTTTGAATTCCCTCCAGAACCATTTTTTCATCATATCCACATTTATCACAATGGAAATCAATTTCTTTTGTTATCTTAGGAATCGTTTCAAAAAATTCCTGTAACTTTAAAAATTGGCCTCGATTCATACTCTCAAGAAAATCTGTCAGTTCTTCTTTGCTTACATCTTTGGCATAGTAAATTTCATCTTCATCATATATGTAATCAATACATGCTAGGGTAGTTTCTATTAACATTTCCGATTCGGTTGTCGATGAAATCTTATCAAGTATTTTGAAGTTTGGATACTTCATAACAACTCCCATCGTGGGAGATATCTCTATTTTGTTAGTGTGGTTCTCAGGAATTTCTGGTTTGATGTCCAAGATATTGACATCAAACTCAACCATATTCCCACATACTCTTTCTTCTTCACCCACATTAATCTTATTATTGCACTTATATCTTAGTTCTACCACTTCACTAATTGATCTAGCACGTAGATTAAAGAAGATGAATTCTAAATCTGAAATAGGTAGCAACTCAATATCAACATCTTCAGTTAAACAACAATTATTAACAATCTGTTTAATGGCAGTTAGAATGGTTGATTCATCTTCCGACTCAGTTGCCATTAAAAGTATTTTTTCTTCTTTGACCAAGAATGGTCTAATTTGAATTTTCTTTTTAGATAAAGGTAAAATCAAATCATATAAAGGCACATCAATTTTTGGTAACATAGTATATCTCCATTATTTTTCTATAAAACTACGATAAGAAAATTGCACTGTTAATTTCTGAAATCCATCATCACCCCAATTTAATTGTTGTGCTGCATATCCTAGTGGAAAAACATCTTCTAACAGAACTTCTTTTATGATCGGTCCACCCACATCTTTAACTGCTTCATTTGTAAATTCTTCACCAGTAAATTGGTTGATGCTCGAACCTTCTGCATCATTCAAATGTAATATCCTAATAGTTGTTAGATAGTCATCTCTAAATCTAAGGTTACTTGTGCTTGATGGCATAATTTTTTCAATCCATCTATCAAAAAGAGTTCTTTCAAGTCCATTAACAGAACATAAGAAAGTTAAACTGATATCTTGAAATTGTTTTTGGTAGGGAACTTTATAAGTTGGACCATATACTTTGACATCAGCAGTTTGCAAAGTTTTACCTGGAAGTTCCGCCGTTTCACATAATAGACTAAGTGTCTGCATAGTATCGAAGGATGTTCCAAGAATTGTTGGTATGACTATTAAAACTTTAAATCGATTAGTTTTAGCTAATCCACCAAGACCATTAATATTTTCTCTAAATCTCTGTAATGACATTAAAATTTGTCCTCTGATTCTGCGAATACCTTATTTGTTGTTGCTCCCACAAAAGATTCCATAGGCAGCAGAACTGCTATGTCCCATTCATCGGCATGTATTTCTAAGAAACGAGATTCTACATGACTGAACAAATATCGTTTGATACATGGCGTTGCTTCAAATGCTTTTGATGATGCTGCTAGGTAATCATAACTAATTCGCAGTTTGGTATTTTCATTATAGGTTTTGTTGGATGCAATCTCACTAAGTTTGTCCAATAGATTAATCCGATGCCTTGGGTGTATGTAATGTAAGTTCAACCCTAAGAATCCATCTTTGTATCGTTCTATTGGAATAACCAATGGGAACCTATCGTAGTATGGCATCGAATCTTTCGTTTTCGGATCATAAAAATAGAAATACATCTTTCCAATTATGGACGAATCCTTGAGCCTCTTCCTATCAGACATTAATGTTGCCTGAGTTGGTTTGAGCTCTTTGATTTTGTTTTTCAACCAATCTCTTGACTGAACAGTGCGTGGTTCAATGCCCTGTTTTGCCAGTGATGATTTAATTCTATCTAAAAGTGTTTTCGCCATGACCTATTTATCTCAAATGCCCAAGTCTTTCTCGGTGATTAACTTGAACTGCCATCCGTGGTCTTTACAGAACTCGGTTGCTGCTTTCCACTTACACTCGTTGATGACATAGGTAATGGATTCCTGAATGAACCGTTTGGTCTTCTTCTTTTGTGTGGGGGGTCTTGTTTCTCGGTCGGGTTTGACTTCAATGATGTAAGTCATAACTTTCCCATCCTTCAGTTTCATTTGAGCAATGAAATCAGGGAAGTATCGGTGCTTCTTCTTATCCACAGGACTGTAATAGGGTATGGGTAGTTCTTCCGATGCCCACCAGACAACGGAGGGGTTATCATCCAAATACTTCATAACTCGTAGCTCCCATGAGGAACGATAGATAATGTTGGATGGGTTGCCCCTATACTTTAGTGGATTTTGGGGATAAAACTTTCCTTTATATGACATAAATACTCTCACAGGTTATAAACTTTCACTTTAAGAAACTATATATGGCAGATAAATTCGAATTAGGAATAAACAAATATCCTGAAGATTTGGATAACAAAGGGGAAAAATATCATTACATCATTTTTCACATTTGTGAACAAACTAAAAGTTCTTATAAAACGGATAATTTATCTGGTGTGGATACCGCATATGTTCAAGAAGCAAAAAGATTAGATGGTGATAATTTTCAAACTGCTTTACGAAATAATACTGATGACATTGCAAATATCATAGATGCTGGAAAAAATAGTTTTATTGGTCGTGGTGCATCTGCTTTGGGATCAACAGTAGTAAATGCTACTACTCCAAAGGGTCTTGAAGATTTTGGTGTAGGTGCTGCTGAAGGGATAACTGATGCAATTTCACAAACTATAAAAAATGCAGGAAATATTAATTTTTTAAGAACTGTAAGAAGAACAACAGAAACTATTGCCTTATATATGCCTGATACTTTAAATTTTGCTCAGGCTCAAGGTTATTCAGATTTAAATCTTGGGAATAATTTGGTGACGGCTCTTTTTACAGGAGGTAAATCTGTTGCTGATACTATTAAACAGTTTAGTAGTGGAAGTATAGATAGTAAAACATTTGGAAATCAACTAGCAAAAAATATTTCCCCTTATTTTGTTAATGCTATTGGTAACGCATTTGGTGATGTTGGTAGAGCAACTGCTGCTGCTGGACAGGGATTTGTTGCTAATCCAATGATTGAAGTATTATATACTTCACCGTCACTAAGACAATTCAGATATGATTTTGTTTTCTATCCACGGTCTGCTAAAGAAGCAGCAACAGTCCAACGAATTATTAACCTATTTTCTTTTCACCAAGCACCAGAAATTTTACCTGGAAGTAGTGGGTATTTTTTAGTTCCACCATCGGAGTTTGATATTGAATTTCATTATGCTGGTAATGAGAATGTAAATATCCCTAAAGTTTCAACTTGTGTTTTAACTGGTATGGATGTTGATTATGCTCCAAATGGATGGGCAGCATATGAGGTTGGGAATGAAGGACCAAGTATGGGTAGAACAGGTATGCCAGTAGGGATAAAAATGAGTTTAGATTTTAAAGAGACTTCTATTGTTACAAAAGCATCCCGACAGTTTGCTTCATTGGGTAGAGATAGAGATACTACAGATAATACAATAAATTTTACAAGACCCCCATCACAGAATTTTTCATTATCATTTACTGGTGGCAGTGGCACTGCGAGAGAAAGGCAAGATTTAATAGATCAAAGTATAAATGATTCTGTTGGTGCTGGTGGATCGAATGGGTAATCATGGCAAATTACTTTAACTTTTTCCCCAAAACTTATTACACACCAGCACTGGATACCAATTCAGTTGATGTGGTGACTAATCTTGTAACACGATTTTCATTTGAAAAGAAGTTCAAAGAAAATACCTCTGTGTTTACAAAATACAATATTGATGATGGTGACACACCAGAAATCATAGCATATAAAGCATATGGTTCTGCCGAACTTCATTGGGTTGTTTTGGCTATGAATGATATAGTTGACCCACAGTATGACTTCCCCCTAGACCAAAGAACACTTGTTAGATTTATTGATGCAAAATATACAGCAAATGCTAATACAACTACAGGTCAAACTGGATTGACTTGGGCTAAAACAAATATCCACTCATACTATACAACAAGAACTAGCACGAATATATCCACTGGTAGTTATAGTGAGGATATAATTCAAATAGACGTATCTACCTATTCCAATACCACTCCGACTTCCACTACTATTACTGTGCCGAAAGGAATACAGTATAAAGTGGATATTGTTAAAAGCACAAAGACTTATTATGACTATGAGATTGAATACAATGAAACAAAAAGAACCATTAATCTTTTAAAACCAGAATATATCAATGCAGTTAAAGATGAATTGAAAAGAGTTTTAGGTGTAAGAGTATAGTATGGCAAATATTGATGTATCCCAATCAACTCAATTCAAAGTAAAGAAACTATCGATTGTTTCCAATGGAGGAACATTTGATATAACTGCACTTTTTGAAGAAATAAGTTTTTTTGATACGATACTTTTTCCTGCCGCATCAGGGAATATAGTAATTGTTGATTCCAAGAATCTATCTTCAAAGATAGATTTTAAATCATGTTTTTTGCGGTTAGAGATATCAAAGGATGATGAATCTGATGGTCCAACTATTTTCAAAAAAACTTTTAGGATTTATAAACAATCAAACAGAATAATTAAAAATCAAACAACTGAATCTTATGTGTTAAGTTTCGTTTCTCAGGAGTTGATTGAATCTATAACATACAGTAAAGATAATACAAAAATATCGGCAGCATTTAGAGGTCTATATAGTGATGTTGCTAAAATAATCATTCAAGATTATTTGAAAACTCCTTCTAATAAAATAGGAACTATTGAAGCAACGAAAGGTATTCATGAATTTATCATGCCAAATCTAAGTCCTTTTGATGCTATGAATTGGTTGGCAAGAAGGTCAATAACCAAAGATAATCTGCCAAATTATATTTTCTTTGAGAATAAATCGGGGTTTAATTTTATATCTTTGACTAGTTTACTAAAAGGTAAACCTGTTGCAACAATAAATTTTGATGTTAAGAATATTGGAAAACCTGAAAATGAATTATTTGGCGCACGACATGTTACGATTGTATCTCAATATAATCTAATCAAAGCTATTAAAGATGGGATGTATTCGGGCGTTCATGTTGCATATGATTCACTCACACAATCATATATTGAAACACCATTTGACATTAATAAAATTACTGATAACTCAAATTCAAATGAAAATTTAAATCTGAGCACTCTACCAAATAGGCATGGTTTGACTGTCACTCAATCAAAAGGTTCAAGAGTAGTTGTTGGACATTCTTCGGAGCAACGACAAAAATCGGCTTATATTAAGAAGAATGATCCTAAAACCGCAACTGTTGTAGATGACTCTGAAAATTATCTTTTTGCAAGAAAATCTATATTTGCAAATCTTTTACAGAAAAGAATACGAATAACAGTTCCTGGAAATTTTATTTACTCATCTGGTTTGAATGTAAATCTAAAGGGTTTTAATTTAACGCAAAATGATAGGAACGATACTAAAGACGCTTCTACATATGGCAAGTATATGATTATTGCAGTGAGGCATACACTTAGACCTGATATGTTTGAAACTATTATTGAGGTTGCAAGTGATACTACTAATAGTCCTGTTATAGCATCTAATGATGCACAGGTGCGAGAAGCGTTAAAGGAGTAAAATCGAATGGAAGATATTGTAACATTTCAAGGTGTTGTTGAAGATATAAAAGACCCTTTAGGAACTGGTCACGTTCGAGTTCGTGTTATTGGAACTCATAGTGAAAATGTTCAAGAAATACCAACAGACAAACTTCCGTGGGCTATGGTTGAAGTTGCTGCTGGAATGGCACACCTTTTTTCTGGACCGAAAAACGGAGATTGGGTAACTGGTTATTACAGGAAGAACAAAGCAGGAGTCATTGACACAGAACGTCCTATTGTAAGCAGTGTTATTGTTAGTGGAATTCGTTCGGTTGAAATTAGACAACCAACAAATTCTAATGTAATTATTAAAACAGTCAATGATAGATTAAACTTAGAAAATCGAAATTTAGAAAAATTAGAAACTCAGTGGCAAGCTGCTGCGGTTAATCCAAGTTTAAATAATTTAAAAAATATTGCGAGATTGTCTCTACAGATTAATTTGAAAAGGTCTACAGTTGGGAATTTACGACAACTTTCAACCGATTTGGATACAAGAAATAATCAAAGAATTCAACAAGGATTTATAGATAACAGACCTCAAGCAGAAATAAATTTAGGACCAAGAATACCTAATACCTTTCGAGGAACTCAAGATATACGATCTGACTATCCTGTTCTACCTTCGTATGCAAGGGGTATTGTCCAAAACACTGGAGTTGCTTATTCGAATAGGAATAGAGCACACGTTTGCGATGTTGCGATAAAAGTGAGGAAGTCTTTAGGTGGTTCTGAAATTGCTCGACAAGTTGCACACCTAATACGAGAGGGGTTACAAAGAGCATTTGCTCTTTTGGGTGTATCTCCTTTCTCTGCTTACATAGCAGATAAAATAAGATATGCCGCTGCACAAATAAAAAAGATTACGACATTACTTAAACGAATTAATAAAATGGTTGCGTATGGAATTCAGCAAATTAATTTGCTTAAAGCAATTGTTCAGTTTATATTAAATCTTCCAACATATCTTAAAAAATTATTGGATAGATGTATACGAGAAGCATTTTACGAAATAGCAATTTTTATCTATGAACTTATTTCTGAAGCATTACCAACAGATACCCTTAATGCGGGTTTAGGTGATACGTTTCAGGCCATAGGTGATTTGGTTACTAGCACCAGCGCACTTTTAACCGAAGCACAAAGAACCGAAGCTCTAGTACAGGAATTTCAAACTGCGACAGATTTCGACTTAAAACAAAATACAGATGGCACTTATTCATTTGTAAAACCCACTGGATATACTGATGCAGAAGCTGAAGCAATATTTGAACGAGAATTTCCAGAAACTTCAGCAAGTTTTAAAGAAAATAAAATTATTGGAAGCATATTATAGGAGTGAATGGTGGCAACTAAAGAAGAACAACTAGCAGAGATTATAGCAAAAGCAACACAAATCTCACAGCAAACTAATGCACAAAGTGGTGTCTATGTAGCACCAGATAGTATATCGGCATTTATAAATTCTCAAGTGCAAGATAGTGTCGCCACAACCACTCCAGTAGTAGATGATATTCCTGCTGTATCAGAAAGAGCATTGGATAGCACATCGGCTGGATATGGCAGCATTCTTCCAGAAACTATAGTTCCAGGTTCTCCAATAGACCAAGCATTAAAACAAACGGCAGAAACAAGAAACCTATATGCCGCAGAGGAAGAACAAGCATTAAAGAATTTTCCAGGAAAAAATGCTTGGAACACTCCTCTTCGACAAATGGAGCAACGAACTGGCAATGAAGATTCAGCCCTGAATCCTGTTCACATCGGACACATGACAGTTCTGCAATGTCCAGAATCAAAGAGTGCGGTGTTTATGTCTGGTGCGCCAGGTGAATCATTTATTGCTATTGAACACGGACCGTCAAACTCATATATTGAAATAAAAGATAATGGAGATATTATCACCAATAGTAGAGGAACAAGTTATCATATATCATCAAAAGACAATAAAGTTTTAGTTCAGGGAACGTGTCACGTTTCAGTTACTGGTGATTGTTTATTGGAAGTTAATGGGGATAGAGATGAATATGTTAAGGGTAATTACAATCTAAGAGTTGATGGTGAATATAATCTTATTGGAAAGCAGGGAATATATGGGACTGCTGGTGGTGACATCAAATTTGCTGCTGGTGGAGGTCCTACATCAACTAGTGCAATAACTTTAGATGCGCCTGGACAACTACAAAACATTTTTTTAAATTCCGAAGTTTTTATTGGAGGCGCATTAAACTCGGAAACAATTTCCTCTACTGGAGCAGTAACTGCTACTGGTGGTATGTTTGTTGGATTAGGTGGTATAGTATGTGCTGGCGGAATCAAATGTGGTATACCCGCACCAACTGGTGGAATACCAGGAGTCATTGATGCATCTTTGGCAGTAAAAGCACCACTTGGTGGGTTTTTAATGGTTAGAGATTTTGGTGGATTTTTGATGTCATTAAGAATGAAATATAATGCTCATAAACATGTGACTAAATTTGGTCTTACTAAGAAACTACTTATTCCAGACCCTCCTATGGGAAGTGGTTCTTCTGCTGGTGGGGCGGCCGCTGGAGGTGCAGCAGGCGCAGCAGGAACAGCAGCTCCTTCTGGATTTTCTGGAATAACTGTGTCAGCTTAAAAACATAATGGAGAAATAAAATGGCAAATACTGTGTTTGGACGATTAGGATATGATTTTGATTCAGTTAATTTTGAAGGGGCGGATCAACTTTTAGATGGAGCAAAGAAAAATTTAGAAATACAAAAAAATAGTTTGTATACTTGGCAATATAGAGATGTTGCGGACTCAACTGCTAGTAGAAACAGATATTATAGAAACCCCACAGCAAATCTTTATATCACATTACGCAATACTGCCAATTCAATTAATTTATTGGCACAAAATCTTTCATTATCGAATATCGCCACACAAGCAAATAATTTTATTCTTGAGTTAGATAGATTCAAATCACATACAGATAATATTTCTGGTGTAATTGACACGACTGCCGATGGATTTACTGCGGATACAGACATACCTGAGTATGAATCCGCTATGGGAGTAGGAGAAACATTAGTCCAAATTCTTTATGCTGCCGATAATGTGGCAAATACAGTTGGAGCATTGGGCAGTTTTACTAGTTTATATATTAACAATCAATTAACATCGAATGCGTCAATACTTGCCAATGCTTACGCTTCATTGAATTCATCAATAGTAGTTGGTGGACTTCCTGTAACTCAATCGTCTAATTTGGGTGGTTTAGCACTGGAAACAATCAACTCATATATTGCTATTGCTAATACAATGATTGCCACTCGTAGATTACATGATTGGAATTTTTTTAAAAAAGCAAACGAAATTGCCAGAGATATGGGAGAGGTTTCACAGTTTAGCAATATGGGTAAAATGAAATCACATCTTGTTTATTATAAAGTAGGAACAGATGAATTGATAGCAAATGTGTCAGCACCCATATACCACGATTCAAACACAGGTGTTTTTCCCACATAAATGGATAAATAGCATATGGCTACAGCTACTACAGATACGGTACGAGATTTTAAGGATTTGGACTTATCGTTCATCCCCCATCCTGTCAAAAAGGATATTAATAAACATGTCGGTGTCAAGGCAGTTATTAATTCAATAAAAAATTTAGTCCTCACTAATCACTACGAAAAACCATTTCAACCAGAGATAGGTTCGAATGTTCGTAAACTATTGTTTGAAAATCTTGATCCCATAACAGCAATTGCCATGCAGAGGGAAATATATCAAGTCATAAAAAATTATGAACCGAGAGCTATTTCTGATAATAAGGATGACATTCAAGTTATCGTTAAACCTGACTATGATAGAAATGCTTTTTCAGTGGAAATATATTTTAGAGTTATTAATCAAACACAACCAATTATAGTTACATTTTTCCTTGAACGGATTCGATAAATGTCAAATGCTCGTTTACAAGTTACGGACCTTGATTTTGATACAATCAAAACTAACTTAAAAAATTATTTAAAACAACAATCAGAGTTTACTGACTATGACTTTGAAGGTGCTGGTCTAAATGTGTTACTAGACATTCTGGCATATAATACTCACTATAATGCATACTATCTAAACATGGTTGCGAACGAATCCTTTCTGGACACAGCAACCACTCGCACTGCTGTAGTGTCACATGCTAAAACTCTCAACTATGTTCCTTATTCAATCTCTGCCCCTAAAGCAACAGTAAATGTAACTGTTGAAACTGCGACATCCGTTGATGGAACTGCGACTATTCCACGTGGTTTTTCTTTTTATTCTGAAAGCATTGATAATCGTTCATATAATTTTGTAACTATTGAGGATGTAAGTGTTTCTAAAACTGGAACACAATATGTATTTGAAAATATTGATATCTATGAGGGACAGTATTCCACATATAGTCAAGTTTATAATTCAACATCGAATCCAAAATCCGTGTTTGTAATACCAAACCAAAATGTTGATACCAGAACACTCAGAGTTACTGTTAATCCTAATGTGGCAAATACAACGAGTTTTACTTATAATAAAGTAACAGATATTCTTGATGTAACATCAGCATCGTTAGTGTATTTTTTAAATGAAGGTCCTGATGGGAAATACCAAATAAGTTTTGGTGATAATGTAATTGGAGCAGCATTATTAGATGGTTCAATCGTAACTATCAATTATTTGATTACTTCTGGCACAGCCGCAAATAGAGCAAACTCATTTATATCCTCAGAGGGTATAGGTGGTTCTAGTAATATTATTACAACTTTAGTATCAACTGCTTCTGGTGGTGCTCTACAAGAAAGTGTAGACTCAATCAAGTTTTCTACGGCATCTCAGTTTGCTACACAGAATAGGTTGGTAACATTCAAGGATTATGAAACATATATTCTACAAAATTATACTTCACTGGATTCTATTTCGGTGTGGGGTGGAGAGGATGAAGAGAAACCAGTATATGGTAAAGTATTCATTTCTTTAAAACCAAAAACAAATTATTATATTTCAGAAGCAGAAAAACAAAGAATTATTGATGAGGTTATAAAACCCAAAGCAATAGTTACCACTGATGTGATTATTCGTGATCCAGAGTTTTTGTATATACTTTTGGAAAATACGGTTAGATATGACCCAAGAAAGACAACTTTGACTGAAGGACTTCTTAAAGAAAACATACGAACCGCAATTATTAATTATAACAGTGTTTACTTAAATAAATTTTCTTCTAAGTTTGTATTGTCAAAACTCCAAAAAACTATTGATAACACAGACTTAAATTCTTTTTTCGGTTCACAGTCAACTGTTCGTGTTCAAAAAAGATTGCTTCCTTCTTTGACTTCCGAGAAACCATACACAGTTAATTTCAATGTCCCACTCAATAGAGGAACTATTGGTAATAGATTAACTTCTACATTTTTCACAACTTTGGAAAATGGAGTAGAGAGAGAAGTTCAGTTTGAAGAAGTTCCCCAATCATTTTCGGGAATATCCTATGTTGAAGTTTTGAATCCAGGTATTGATTTTACTTCTCCGCCAACTGTTACTATTACAGGTGATGGTATTGGAGCAGAAGCATATGCCGTGTTAGTTAATGGTAAAATTTCTAGGATAGAGATAACCAATCGTGGTATTGATTATACACGTGCTATCATCACTATTTCTGGTGGTGGTGGATATGGTGCATCTGCCATTCCAGTGATTGATTCAAGAACAGGAACACTACGAACAGTTTATTATAATCAATTCTCCGAGAGACAAATCGTCAACTCTAATGCAGGTACTATTGATTATAATCTTGGAACACTAAAAATTAATGATATTATAATTTTATCCGTAGCTTCACCTGATGGATTTATTCGTTTTACCATAGAATCTGAAAATACAGTAATTAAAACTAATAGAAATACTATTGTGACAATTGATGATACTGATCCAACTGCTATTTCAACTACATTAATTATTGAACAATAATGAGTAATTTAAAAACCTCAGTTCTTGTAAACAAACAAATTCCTGAATATATCAGGGAAGAGTATCCTGCGTTTATTGCATTCGTTGAAGCATACTATGAGTTTCTTGAAAATAAACAGGGAACAAATAATAATGATTTGACTAGTAAAGCAAAAGATTTGAGAACAAATTTTGATGTTGATGCATCTATTGACCAATTTGAAAATAACTTTTTTAACACATATGCCAATCTATTGCCACGTGATGTGAGGGTAGATAAAGCAACATTGATAAAAAATGTTCTACCACTATACCTATCCAAAGGTTCGGAAAAATCATTCAAGTTTTTATTCAGAATGCTATTCGATGAAGAGTTAGATATTATTTATCCGAAGAATAATGTTCTTCGTGCTTCTGCTGGTAATTGGGTAGTAGATAATAAACTTCGTATCAACCAAGATATAGCAACTGTCTATACGTGTGATGGAACAGTCAAAACATTTATACTGGCACAATTTTCCACTGCCAATGATATTACTGTTTATGTAAATGGTGTGGTTCAAACAACAGGATTTTTATTACGCAAAGAATATCGTAAGATTATATTCACAACTGCTCCAGCAAACGGTTCAGTTGTTAAGATTGTTTATCAAGCATTCAATATTGATCTGCTAAACAATAGAAAAATAACAGGAGCATCTTCAGGTGCTACTGCTATTGTGGAACGAGCATCACGAAGAATTATTACTGACCAATTGAACTTGGGTCTTCCAATCGAATTAGTTATTAGCACAAAAACTTTGTTTGGTAATTTCCAAAATGGTGAAGTTGTAAATACAGACATTATAGATTCGAATGGTGTTTTGATTTCTGTTCAAGCGACCACGTTTTCAATTATTAGAAGAATTAATATAATAGAGGGTGGCAATAGTTATAATGTTGGTGATGTTGTGGTAGTTAGTGGTGGTGGTTCGACTATTGATGCCACTGCCATTATTGAAGATGTCTTTGAAGGTTATATTGATAACATCAATATCAATAGTGGTGGTGCAGTATTTACTGATGCATCAGGCATCAATGTATCAGGTAATGCATCTGCTTTTCTAAGTGTTGTGGTTGATGGTATTGATGTATCTGGTGCTAATGCTGGTAATGTCTACGGCGTATCAACAGATACAATTTCTGATTTTCCTGGATTGAATATTTTAGATACCAATTATGGGTTTACTGGTCAGAAAGTTATTAACTCTAATTCTACAACACGAATATCCGATGCACTGACATTTCAGAATCTAACCGTTGGTCCGATTTCAAATGTAAAGATTCTTTTATCAACTACACCAACAACTGTAACACCAGTGCTTGATGCTATCGGTGCTACTTATCAAGTGGCAAATAATACGGTTACTCACACTGCGAAAGGATTTGGGTCAATTGGACGATTCAAAATAAATTCTGGCGGTTCGGGATATATTCCAGGAGATGAAATAATATTTGGACCTAATCCTCGCATGTGTTTTGGGTCTGGTGCTGCTGCCGTAGTTTCTCGCACAAGTGCCACAGGTGCAATAACTCGTATTGAAGTTCAGCCACCAAGAATTGCAGGAACTGCAAACATCGTTTCTACCAATGCATATGTTACAGGAACAGGAACATTTTTTGGCAGTGAGTTAAAAGTCAATGATAGGGTCGTTATTAATAATGAATCTCGTTTTGTTGATACAATTTATTCCGACACATCGATGCGTGTCAATGTCGCATTCTTAACTACTGCAACAAATAGAAATGTTGGATTGTATGATAAACTACCTTTGGGTGGTATAAATTATGTGGCAAATAGCTTTCCCGCAGTAACGGTATTGTCACCCACTGGCACTTCTGCCAACATTGAAATATTTTGCTTGGCATCGGATGGTGAACAATTATCTGCTGCTAATTCGATTGCTCAACCAGGATCAATTCTAAGTGTAAGGATTATTAGTCCTGGTTCTGGATATCAATTCTTGCCGATTGTAGATTTATCAGGCAAAGGCAGTGGGACTGCTACTGCTAATGCTGAGATTGAAAGATCGTATTTGGCAACGGATGGAAGATGGACAAGCACCGAATCCATTCTGTCTGCTGCTGACCGTAGATTAGCGGGTTCAAACTATTACATTGATTATTCCTATGTTACCTCTTCTACTGTTGAATTTACCAAGTATAAAAAGATATTGAAGGAGTTGTTACATCCAGTTGGATTCATCAACTATGCAAATTATAATAGGACTAGTGAGATTGTCGGAAATACTATTGATACCGCAAATGCTAGTTTCCTGACCATTTCGGGTAGGGTGAATGTCAATTCATCCATCTATGTAACAGGAATAAATACTCGTTTCAACATAGCAAACACTAAAGGTATTCTGACCATCGGTTCGTTTATCTCAGTGAATAATCAGATTAGAACCATCAACTCTATTCAAAGTAATACAGTCTTGACGGTATCAAGTCCATTTACACAATACGCAAATTACCAAACAATTTTCATTTCAACCACAAGTTCTTGATAAATAGAGATTATGCCTACAACAGTAACAACTAAAAAACTAGCATTTAATGCTGCCGAGCAGTTTAAAGAAAGTTTTACAGAAGCATCTCCAACTATTGGTTATGTTTTTGTAGGCAATCATTTGGCGTATGCGAATGAACTGTCTCCTAATTCTATAGTTGATACAATTGTCGATGAGAAGGATGTGTGGGATAATATGATGGCTGCCAAACGAATCACTGGCAACGATGTTGAACTAGTCATCCCCAAAGTAACATGGACTGCAAATACAAAGTATCGTCAATATGATGATACTATTGCAATATCTGATTTACTTTTAGCAAATGTTTCACAAAATTTAAAACCAATGTATGCATATACATCGGCACGTAACGTCTATAAGTGTTTGTCTAATAATGCCTCTGCAAACTCCACAGTAGAACCCACTGGTGATTATACATCATCGAATGGTAACATCGCAACTGCTGATGGGTATATCTGGAAGTACATGTACAATGTCAAACCATCCAATAAATTCCTCTCTGATGTTTGGATTCCAGCACCAGTATCTACTAAACAATTGGATTATGGAGTTAATGACGTTGGAGTTATTGATGGTGAATTGACTACTATTGTTGTGGTCAATAGAGGTTCCGCATACTATCACAATAATGTTACGGTCGTATCGTATGCCACAGGATGCACTATTTTAACTCTTGCAAATACAACAAATGTAGTGGCAAATATGGCAGTGTCTGGTTTAGGTATCCCCTCACAGACTTATATTTCTTCTTTGGATATTCCGAATAATAAAATAACACTGTCACGTGCAGTTACTGCTAACGGTGGTGGAACTGCTGCAAATCAATTGTCTATTACTACCAGGATTTACATTGATGGTGATGGTATTGGCGCAGTTGCAACTCCAGTTCTTTCTGGATCAACCACTGGAAATTTGTCCAAAGTTACAATAACAACCATTGGAACTGGATACAGTCGTGCTAATGCGTATGTGTATGGAACAGGAACTGGTGCTAATACTGCCAATGTTCGTTGTATCGTGTCTCCAAAATTTGGACATGCGTATAATCCCTCCAAAGAATTGGGTGGGTCGAACTTAATGGTGTCGTCAAGGATTGGTGAGATTGATTCTACTGAACTTGGTAAAATCTCTGCTAATACTACATTCAGACAATTTGGTGTTGTAATAAATCCACATAAATACGGAGAATCCTCTGTTGTTACAAATGCAAATGCTAATTCTTTTATTTCACAGACAACAGACTTGACAATCGTTTCGGGTGCATCGTATGCATTGGACGAATATGTTTATCAGGGAGTAGCAGCAAATAATGCAAGTGCATATGGACATGTTATAGATCAATCTACGAATACTGTTAAGTTGACTCATGTGCATGGAATTTTTACAACTGGTCTTTCTCTAACGGGCGCAAACTCTGGTACATCTAGGATTGTTGTTCGTGGTTCTAATCCTGAATTTGAACCATATACTGGTGATGTTCTGTATACAGAGAACGCAGTAAAAACGACTCGCACAGAGGGTCAAGCAGAAAACATAAAACTCATTGTTAGATTTTAAAGGTTAGTTAATGGATATTAATACAAATTTTAATATAGACCCATATTATGATGACTTCGATGATGCGAAGAACTATCATCGCATACTCTTCAAACCAGGATATGCTGTCCAAGCTCGTGAACTAACTCAACAACAAACAATCCTGCAAGACCAAATTAATAAATTTGGTGATTATATTTTTCAATCTGGTTCGGTTGTTACTGGAGGTAAGAACAATTTCCAGACTGTTCAGTATCTTAATATTGCTTCAACTTTTGCTTCAACTGATATTGCTGCTGGAAATTTTGATGGGAAGATTATTCAAAATGCTGCCAATACAAAACGTGCATATGTAATTAGAACATATGATGCAGTTGCGGCAAATGGACAACCAATCACTCTAATCGTTAATCAGATATTTGGTGATAGATTTGCAAATACAGAAACTATCTATACGGCAAACGCTGATGTAGAATCAATTACTTACTACGCAAATACTTCTTCCAATGGTGCAATGGGTAATTGTCAAGCATGGTCTGTTACTGCTGGTGTGTATTACTATGGTGGTTACTTCATTACAACTCAAGATTCTTCTGTTGCTATTGACAAATATAGTGTAACTGGCAATGCTCTAGTTGGTTATGATGTCACTGAAACGATTATTAATAATAGTCAAGATACTTCGTTACTTGATCCTGCTCAAGATGCATCTAACTTCCAAGCACCTGGTGCTGACCGTTTTAATATTGAATTGACTTTAAATACTCGTCCTGTTGACAGCACCGATAAAACACAGTTTATTGAAATTGCAAGAGTTGTTAATGGGCAATTAATTTCATCTGTAGAAACTCCAATATGGGGTAAGATTGAAGAAACAATTGCTCGTAGAACTTTCGATGAGTCGGGTGATTATATCGTCAGACAATTTGATGTTGGGTTGGATACCAATGCAAGTAATACTGCACAATTGAATATTACACTATCTCCTGGTAAAGCCTATGTTAAAGGGTATGAATTTAGCACAATATCATCAACAATACTAACTGTTCCCAAACCACGAACTAAAGCAAATGTGGACAGTAAACGATTGAGTTCGGGTTATGGTGGGCATATTTTTGCTAATAACCTATTCAATACTCTCCCTACCAATCTATATGGAACGGTAGATATTCATTGTGTTGATGCAGCATCAATTAATACTGGTAATACTCTTCTTCTGGCAAACACAAAAATTGGAACTGCTAAAATCAAAGCGATGTCATATGATTCAACATCAAATGCATCAAATGGTGGTGCATTTGTTTATGCTGTTTATTTGGCAGACATCAATACTGGTTCGTTATTCGATACCACAACATCCAACTCTGGTGGATATCCTATTGCTGGAGCTGGCAATACCACAACATTCACATTGCCTGGATTATTTTCAACAACAGACCAAGCATATCAAGGCGCAACAATCAGAATGACTTCTGGTCCTGGTTCTACGGATGGAACTAGAAAGATTGTTTCATATGAAGGTGCTACTCGTAGTGTAGTTGTTGATACAGCATTTTCTTCTGCTATTAATACTAGTTCTCGTTTCGTTATTGACTTTGATTTCGGTCAGGCAGAATCTTTAGCAGTGTATTCTGGAACTACACGTGTTGCTGGTGCTAATGTACATGTATATTCTAAAGATACGGCATCATTATATGCTCCAGCATATATTTCAGAACCACAATTTGAATCCATGATTTTTGATTTGGGTGATTCAAATATATCCGACAATTCTACATCATTCTTTAATTATGAGTATGAGAGATTGTATCAGGGAGTGTCTCTGGCTGCTGGTGTTACAACAGCACTTACCGTTGGTTCAGGTGAAACACTTGTGACAGCATCAACCAATACTGCCAAGTCAGAATACTACACAGTAGTATGTACTTCAGCAGGAACTAATTCTGGACCTGATGGTGGATATAAAGCAGGACAATTAATACCTTCAGGACAATTTACAGTGGATACAACAGCACGAACTATCACTGTATTCGGTGGTGGCAATATGACTGTTAATCTATATGCTACAATTAGTACAACTAATCCAACATCTAAAACCAAAACATATATTCGTGCCAACACTGCTGTTCAAACTCAAGTAGTTGCTAACTCAGTTTTTGGTTCGGGTAATACTTCTGCGTATGTGTTCATACCGCATGGACAAACTCATATTGCACAGGGATTGGTTAATAAAACTCCTGGTGTTGACCAAACTTTATATGTTGCTGATATTCATTCTATTAATGCTATTTTTGATTATAGTAATACAGCAATCACTACGGCAAACTCTGGTTCGGCAATCAATGTAACATCACGTTATGCTTTGGTTACTGGACAAAAAGATTCCTATTACGATTGGGGCGCAATTAGATTACTTCCTGGACAAACTGCACCAGTTGGTCCTCTGCTAGTTCGTTACAATAGATTTACATCATCGGGTGCTGGTTTCTTTAATGTTGATTCGTATACTCGATTGGGTGACAGTAACTTTACCTATGGTGAAATTCCTCAATACGCATCGAAAACTGGTGGAAGATTATCTCTTAGAAATTCTTTAGACTTTAGACCAGTTCGTCAAGACGCAACAACTGCATACTCGGCAAATAATTTTGTCTTCGATGTCAACGAAACTACAACTGGACCAAAAGTTCCTTTGAATTCTAGTGACTTTATTATAAGTTACAGCTACTATCTGCCACGTGTTGATAGAGTTGTTCTTACTACAGATAGAAAACTTCAAGTATTACCTGGCATTCCAGGACTAAATCCTGTTGCTCCAGTAGAACCTAAAGATGCAATGACTCTTTACGTTCTCAATTATCCTGCATACTTACAATATCCCTTCACAACACAGATTCAACGTCTTCGTAATAAACGATATACGATGAAAGACATTGGTGGATTGGAAAAACGCATCGAAAATCTGGAGTATTATACATCCCTATCATTGCTTGAAATAGCAACAATGGGTAAACAAGATTTGTCCATTCTTGATTCACAAAACTTACCACGATTCAAAAACGGTATTGTTGTTGATTCATTTGTAGATAAATCGGTTGCTGAAGTAACTGGTCGTGATTTTGCTGCTGCCATTGATATCGTTAATAATGAGGCTCGTGGTTCATATAACATTACATCGGTTGGAGTTTTCTCGAATACTGATACTGCAAACACTACAGCAGTAAATGATGTTAATGTTGAATACAGTGGACCAATGATAACATGTGCTTCCACAACTGAAACTTGGTTATCCCAACCATTGGCATCCAAAACAATCAATGTCAATCCATTTAACTTTATTAACTATCTTGGTAAATTAAATCTTTTTCCTTCATCTGATGTTTGGAATTCACAAACAAGAGTTGAATCTCAAGTTGTTGATTTAACTGGTGGGTCAGCAGCAGCAGATGCATGGTCATCAATTCAAAGTACATCGTGGGGTGCATGGCAAACCACATGGACAGGTGTAGAAACTAATGTAATTCCTGGAACTGAAAGATCATCAACATCTTCACAACAAATTTCAAAAGCAGAAGCAATTGCTAAAGGTATAGATCAAAAATCTGGTAGGGGTAGCAGGTCTAGGTTTTCAGAGGAAACTCTTACAACTACTTCTGCATCATTAGAGACTATAACTACAAATGAAGCACGTTCAGGTATTCTGTCACAAATTGTTCCAACGACTTTAACAAAATCGTTAGGTGATAAAGTTGTTGATGTGAGTATTATCCCTTACATGAGAGCAAAGACTATTCTGGTCACTGGAACTGGATTTAAACCTCTCACACCATTATTTTCATTCTTTGATAATGTTAATGTGTCAGAGTATATCACTAACGTCAATCAATTTAAGTTTGCAAACAATAACCTACAGTTTCAAACAATCGTAGGTGATTCAGAACAAATTACATTTAGAACTTCAGACACCAATGTTACATTAGGAACTGGTTTTATTATTCAAACATCCAACAACAATGGATTTATCGTTAATATTGACACTGTTGCTGGTGTTGGAACATGGGCGGGTTATTCGAATGTCCAAGTTGTTGGTGCTATAACTGGCACAGTGGCAAACTTATCTGGTTGGCAGCACTTTAGTGGATTTGCTATTTCGGCAAATAGCACAGCAATGGTTTTGGATTATCATGCTGGTAGTGCAACGAATGCCACAAAAATTAATTATCAAAGTCAAACGGTTACGATTGGTAGTGGCACTGGTGCTGGTCAACAACGAACTATTTCTGACTACAATCCAACGACACGCACACTGACAGTATCGACACCGTGGACTACTGTTCCCGATGCAACTTCCAACTACACAATTGGAAGACCACAGACAACAGAAGAAGGTGCAATATCCGTTGTGTTCAGTATTCCTGGAGATGTATTTCGTGTTGGTGAAAAAAACTTTAGGATGATTGATGTTCAAACTGGATTGGTTGAATCATCAGTAACTAATGGTGATGCTACCTTCTTCTCACAAGGTGTTATACAAACAGTTCAGGAACAGTCTATTTCTGTATTTGTTCCATCTGTAGTTAGAAGTAGTGTTTCTGAAGAGAGAACTAGTGAAAGAAGTTCGATTAAACAGAACTCAAGCACTTCAACAAAACAAATTCAGACGTATTACGATCCGTTGGCTCAAAACTTCTTGATAAGTTCCAACCAATATCCACAAGGAATGTTCTTGTCGAGTGTTCGTGTATGTTTCCAAACAAAGGATGTTTCAGTTCCTGTTACAATGCAAATCAGACCAACGGTGAATGGATTCCCATCATCAGGAACAGTCTACCCATTTGCTACTGTAACTTTGACACCCGATAAAGTAAAAACAGTTGCACCAAATTCAAAACCTGATTTGGAAGATTCGTCCAAATACACAGAGTTTGTATTTGATGCTCCTATTTTCTTGCAACCTGGTGAACACTCAGTTGTATTTGTTTCTAATTCCAATTCATATTTCTTATATTGTGCCAAGAAAGATGAAAGGAATTTTATAGATAACAACAATATCAGTGCGCTTCCCTATATTGGTTCATTGTTTGAATCGCAAAACGGTTCAACGTGGATTCCAACACCAGCAACTGCAATGTTGTTTAGTTTGCATAAAAAAGTATTTACGACTGCTACTGCTCTCGCACATTTTGAAGTAGACACATCAACAATTGCTGCTGATACTGCATATGATTTGGCACACTTCATGACTACTGATGTGGTTCTTGCAAACACTTCAGTTAATTATGAGTTTATATCACAGCAATTTACTGCTAATACTACTCATCCATATCTACCCATAGTTCCATTTGTGGACTATCGTATGGTGGATGGATATGATCGTCGTGTGTTAAACAAATCAACTGGTAATACTACTGTTAAGATTCGTGCTACGATGGCAACTCAAAGCAGAGACATATCACCAATGATTGATAAGACACGATTGAACTGGTTGGCAGTTGAAAACAAAATCAACAATCTGCCCCTATCTAATTCAGGTGTAGTTCTTTCGAATGGTGGAACTGGATATGCCAATTCGGCGGATGTTGTCGTAACTATTTCTGGTGGTGGGGGAGCAGGTGCTGCTGCCCTTGCTACAGTTACGAGCAATGTAATCAGTTCTGTGTATATCACATCTCCTGGAACTGGATATACAACATCACCAACAATTACAATTACTCCTGGTTCGGGTGGTGGTTCGGGTGCGGTTGTGTCATACAACGGTGAAGATAAGAGGTCAGGTGGTCCTTCTGCAATTCGTTACTTCACAAAACAAGTTACTTTGGCAGAGGGTTTTGATTCGGAAGATTTGCGTGTATATCTAACGACTTATTTGCCTCCACTTTCTGGAATCCAAGTGTATTATAAGGTTCTTTCAACTGGAGACTCAGAAACATTCGAAGACAAAAACTATGCTATAATGACACAACTGAATAACACCACATTTGTTTCGGCAAATGAAAGTGATTATCGTGAACTGACATTTGCTCCTGGTATCAACAATGTTGCTAACAACTATATTAGTTATACTTCAGGATCAACTTCATTTTCGGACTTTAGAACTTTTGCAATCAAAGTTGTTCTTTATGGACAGAGCACAGTTGATGTTCCACGATTCAAAGAACTTCGTGCTATTGCTTTGCCTAGAGGATAATTATGTACGTTCAAATAGATGGTGAAAAGAATCTAATTCGAGATATCTCTACCAGAGCTATTCTAAATAGAGACAGAGCAGGACTAGAAGAGTATAAACTTCGTAGAGAACTGGCAAAACGAAAGCAAGAAGAAGAATTAGAACTAAAAAACAAAGTAAATAAATTAGAAGACGATATAACGGAAATCAAATCAATGCTTCATGAACTTGTAAAGATGAGAACATAAGATGGCAGCAATTAATAGAGTAACGACCTCGAATACATTTCTACAGTGGATGTCATCTACTGATGCTGTAATTGGCACAGTTAATCTTTTCACTGATGGCAATGGTTCGACTTTTGTTGCGAACACCAACATTGAAGTTTCTGGTGATGCTAATACTGCTAGTTTGAATGTAAAGACACGTGCGAACATCAACACTCTGCAAGCCAATACTGCGAATATTGCCAACATTAGTTTTGCTGGAAGTAATATTACTATTCCAGGTAATGTCGCAACACTCAATGTTACATCGAATGTTTATGTTGGACAGGATTTATTTGTTACTGGTAATGTAAATGTTACTGGTAATATTATTCTTGATTCAATAGGATTTGATGACCTAACTATATCGGGTTCGGCAAATATCGCAGAAACTTTATATGTTACTGGACTTTCCACACTCGCAAATGCTAATGTAGCAATAATGAGTGGAGCAGCAAATAATAAAATATATAGTTCAATTTCAGCAATACAAGATTCAGCAATCGCATTTGCTATAGCATTAGGATAATCAGAGGACATTAATGGCTAACAATTTTAAAAATTACTTTGCTGGTTCGGTTGGAACATCTTCGGTAGATGTTTATACTGTGCCAGCATTAACATCTGCAACTGTCATTGGTATGAGTGTTTCTAATCTCATCACAACGCCTATTTCTGCAAATGTCATGGTGTTTAATTCAACTGCGTCAAATACATTGTTTATGATAAAGAACGCAACGATTGCTCCTGGTGGTGCTCTAGTTCCTGTCGGTGGTGACCAAAAACTTGTATTGGAAGCAGGCGATAGATTACAAGTTCAAATGGGGACTGCTACATCTGCTGATGTTATCGTATCTGTTTTAGAGGTTAGTTAATGGCTTATATTGGAAATGAACCAGAAATAGGTTTCAATACTCTATCCGTTCAAAAGTTTAACGGTGATGGAGCTTGTACACAGTTTTCAATTTCCCAACCGATTAGTGATCCAGACTATTTGGAAGTTCTTGTAAATAATGTACAGCAAGAACCTTATGCTTCTTATGGTGTGTCGAGTGGAGTAATCACATTTACCGAAGCACCTTCTGTTGGTGCAAACAATATTCAAGTTGGATATAAGTCACAAAGCATCGTATACTTTAACCAAATTACTTCATCTCAGTTAGTTGATGGCAGTATCGCTGGAACAAAGTTAGTAGAAAATACTATCACTGGTAATAAACTTGGTCTGAATTCTATTCGTGGTAATAGTATTGTTGCTGGTACAATTACTGGTAATTTAATTGCTGATACTACTATTCGTGGTAATAACATTGTTGCTGGTCAAATTACTGGTAACTTAATTGCTGATACTGCTGTGGCATCCAATAATATTGTTGTTGGTGCAATCACTGGTAATTTGATTGCTATTAATTCTATTAATGCTAGTAACAGTATTGTTGCACTTTCTATCACAGGTAATTTAATTGGCACTGGTGCAATCAGTTCAAATAACTTTGCGGGTGGTGGTGTAACCTCCGATGTTCTATCATCTAATCTTACCATTTCAACAGTTCGTCTTGCAGAAACAATCAATGTTATAACTGGTTCACTCAGTGGCAATTATAGTTTACATTTGGCAAACAGCACCGTATACCACACAATAGCAAATTCTGCTGGTCATGTTACTTTCAATATGATTGCGAATACTACGCACACATTGAATCAGATGTTGAGTATTGGTCAATCAGTTTCTACATCAATTCTGCTCAAACAAGGTTCAACTCGTTGGCGTGCTAACGTGCATATCGATGGTGTACTACAAACAGCATATTGGGCGGGTAATACACAACCTTTGTTCTTTTCTTCTGCATCACAAGCAATGACCTATGATGCATATAATTTTTCTATCATAAAAATAGCAGAATCACAATATACCGTATTTGCTTCTAATACTTTATATGGTCAAGCAAATGGTCAAGGTATGGGTGTTTCTACTCCATTCGGACCTGCACAATAATGCCACTTAGAGCGTCGATTGCTAATTCATTGAGGTCACTTGGTGCAGATCGAACTGACACCAGAGGACCAATTAAAACACAATTTATTGATTACTTCATAGTTTCTGGTGGAGGTGGTGGTGGGGCTTTTGGTGGTGGTGGTGGTGGTGGTGGTGGATTTCTAATGGGTGCGGGATTTCCAGTTTCTCCTGGTGATTTCTTTTCAGTTGTGGTTGGTGGTGGTGGTGGTGGTGGTAGTGAACGGGGTGGTCGTGGTGGTTCTTCAGCATTAACTGGACCGTCTCCTTATCCAAATTTTAGTGTTGGTGGCGGCGGTGGTGGTGGCGGTGCAATTAATACTACTCCTTCACCAAATTCTCCTGATGCTCCTGGAGCTAGAGGTGGAGACTCTGGTGTTTGTGGTGGTGGTGGTGGGACTGAAGCTGGTGGAGCTGGTTCAGGTTCACCAGGTTCACCTGTTAGTAATGTGCAAGGACAGGGAAATCCAGGTGGTGTAGGGCGAGGTGGTCGTGCAGGTGGTGGAGGTGGTGGTGGTGTTGAACAACCTGGATATGGTAGCAATAATGAACCAAACATTGCTGGTAAGGGTGGTAATGGTTTATATAGAGATGCTTGGGGAATTCCAGGATTTACTGTTGGTGCTGGTGGTGGAGGTGGTGCAGTAAATGGTAATTGGCCTCCACGTGGACCGAATGAAGGTGGAGGTCCGTATGCTGGATTGGGTGGTTCAGGTGGAAATGGTGATGACCGATATCGATATGGGTCGGGTGGTGGTAATTGTGGATATTTAACTTATGGAGGAAATCCAGTATCACCTGGAGCACAGGTAGCTCTTCCTGCTTGGGAAAATGGTGGTTGTGGAGGTGGTGGTGGTGCCGATGTTTCTCCTAACGATGGCAATAGCGATGGTCATGGTCGTAGTGGAGGCAGTGGAAGAGTTATACTTCGTTATAGTGAGTATTATGACTCACTTATAATAAATTCAGGAAGTCCTGATATTATTAGAAATGATGGGTTTAGAGTTTATGATTTTAAAGGAAGTGGTTCTTTTACAATATAAATACTGAGTAGCAATTTTTTATAGGAGTGGTTGAGATGACTAATGATGAAATTCAATATGCACAATATTTGATGGGTAATAATAATAAATTAATTTATGGTGTGGATACTGCGATTAAAGCAATTGCACCTTCCGCTGCATATGATATGCAAGCAGGTAACGGCAAATGGTTATTCACACGATGGGAATGTAATGACGTTCCTGTAGCTCCAACTAAAGAAAGAATTATGTTGGAACATGATTATCAAAAAGAATTTTGTGAGTATCATCAGTATTTTTTAGATCGTGCAACAAACTATCCTGATATTTCTATCCTAATGAATCAACTTTGGGATGCAATGGATCAAAGTAAAATACCAGGTAAAGGAACTGATTTTTATAATTCAATAAAAGAAGTTAATGATAAGTTCCCTAAACCAGAGGGTGAACCTCCAGTAAAACCAGAATCAACAGGAAAATAAATGTCATATATCGGTAACGTAATAACTGGAAATTTGTCTGCAACCACTGATTTATTCAGTGGTGATGGGTCAGGGACACAAGTAACATTATCCAGAACTCCAGCATCAACTGCTGGTATTATGGTTTTTATCTCTGGTGTTTATAAAACCTACGGTGCTGATTGGACTCTCACTGCGGATAAAGTAAATTTTACTTCTCCTCCCGCTGTAGGAACAAATAATATTGTAGTTCACCATTTAACTAATGGAACAGTGGCTATATCTGTTCCTGCCGATGGAACAGTAAATTCTTCTAAATTGAGTTCTAATGTTAGTATAACAAATTTCACTGCTAATACAACAATGAAATTGCCTGTCTTTGCAAGTAATGCTACAAGAGATACTGCAATCACTGCACCACAAGCAGGAATGGTTGCATTCATTACCACAGGAACACAATTTCAAGGTTACACTGGTTCGGGTTGGATAGTTCTATCCAACTAACTAAATATATTATAAATACTTAAAAACAATTAAGGAGTTTTAAATGGCACACTTTGCAGAACTTGATGTTAATAACAATGTATTAAGAGTTATTGTTGTCAGCAACAATGATATAAAAGATGAAAATGGAAATGAAAGTGAAGCAATTGGAGTTGCTTTCTGTGAGGGTCTTAAAATTTCCGAGACTACTACATGGAAGCAATGTTCATACAATAAAACATTTCGTTTAAATTATCCTGGACCTGGTTGGATTTATGATCCAGTATTAGATGTTTTTCATGCCCCTAAACCATTCCCTTCATGGACTTTAAATATGACTACTGGTGTATGGCAAGCACCAGTTGCTAGACCAGACGTTAATGACGCTGATGTAAGGTTTGAGTGGGATGAAACCAACCAAGCTTGGATTAGATATAATAAAGTCGGTGAAGAGTGGGTTAGAGTTTAATACATTGTTTTCATAAAAATAAAACACGAACCCGCTTTGCGGGTTTTTGTTTGTATAAATAATGTATTAAAAGGAGAATACTTTTGGCCGCATTTGTAGAAATCTTTATCGAACAGGGTGCAAACTTATCCTCAACTGTAACAGTAACTGACCCATTTGGGTATACAGTAAACCTATCAACATATTCAGCAGCATCACAGATTCGTAAATCTTATTATTCATCGTCAGCAAATAACCTAACAGCAACTATTACAGATAACGCTGCTGGCGAGATTACACTATCAATGACAGCAGCAAACACTGCTAACTTATCACCAGGTCGTTACTTGTATGACTTGATTGTTACTGATAGAACATCAAACACCGTGACACGGGTTGTGGAAGGCATTGCTGTTGTGTTACCATCTGTCACAAGGTAATCTATGGCGTTAATCGGTAAGGTAGCAGTCAATCAACCGTCAAGAACAAAGCTAACGGCAAGTGGTGTCGTTGTCCCTAATATCGCCCTTGTTGACCTCAATGATGTCAATGCAACTGGTTTACAGGATAATTACACTCTAGTTTATGACTCCGATACTGCCAAGTGGGAAGTAAGACCAGCAAACAATTTTACTGCTGTTTCCACTGCATACAATCAGGCTAATGCTTCTTTTGAACGTGCCAATACTGCCAATGCCACAGCATGGACAGCATCAAACAATGTAATTGCAGCATACAACACTGCTAATGCTGCTTTTGCTGCTGCCAATATTGCACTATACACTCCGCAATACTATGTAAACTCAGCAGCACAGTTTGCTAACCTTGCATTTACTCATGCACAGTATTCGTTCATCACAGCAAACTCGGCAAGTTACTATGCCAACCTTGCGTATATACAAGCCAATGCTGCCTTTGCTGCTGCTAATAATGCTTCTATTGATGAGTGGGTTCGCAACCAAGCAAACTCGGCATTCATAGGTGCAAACAGTTCGTTCATTCATGCTAATGCTGCCTTTGCGTATGCCAATTCGTTGGCATCAATTCCAGATTACTTAGCGAACTCAGCAGCAACCTATGCCAACGGTGCATTCATTCAGGCAAATGCTGCTTTCATTTCGGTCAATTCAGCATTTGCTGCACTAAACACTACAGCAATATTTGCAAACACTCCTTCGGTTGTTGCAAACTCATCGTTTATTCAAGCAAATGCTGCATTTATTCATGCCAATGCTGCCTTTGCTGCTGCGAATAGTATAAACCCAACAGATACCTATGCTCGTTCTACTGCTAATGTAGCACTGATTCAGGCTAATGGTGCTTTTGTTGCTGCTAACACAGCAGAAATCAATCGTGTCGGTGCCAGCATATATGCCAACGGTGCATTTGCTGCTGCTAATGCTGCGATAGCAGTCAATACAACACAGAATAATTCCATTGATGCTGCCTTTGCTGCTGCGAATGTTGCAGACTCAAAAGCAATCAGTGCTGGCAACTATGCTAATGCTGCCTTTGCTGCTGCGAATGCTGTTACTGGTGGTAATGCAACGGATGGATTTGCACGTAACCAGGCTAACTCTGCATTCATCCAGGCTAATGCTGCCTTTGCTGCTGCCAATTCAGGTGCTGGCCAATTGGGTGCATTCAATCATGCCAATGCAGCATTTGATGCAGGTAATACTGCTACGAGTTTACAGTCAGCAATTAATCTAACACAGAACAACAGCATCACCGTTGCTTTGAATACCGCTAATGCTGCATTCACTGCTGCCAACTCAGGTGCTGGTCAAGCAGGTGCATTCAATCAAGCGAATGCTGCTTTCATTGCTGCCAATGCTGCCACAGCAGTAAATGAAACACAGAACAATAGTATAACGGTAGCACTGAACACAGCCAACGCTGCCTTTGCAGTTGCTAATGCTGGTGGTGGAGCGGGTGTTGATTCATATGCACGTGAAACTGCCAATGCTGCCACAGCAGTAAACCTGACGCAGAACAATAGTATCACTGTTGCACTGAACACTGCCAATGCTGCCTTTGCTTTAGGTAATGCTGCTGCTGGTATTGATACAACTCAGAACAATAGTATCACTGCTGCATTCATCCATGCTAATGCTGCCTTTGCTGCTGCAAATACTGGTGGTGGAGCAGGTGTTGATACCTATGCGAGAGACACCGCCAATGCTGCATTTGCACAAGCAAACAATGCTGTTTCTGGAACTGTAGACTTATGGTCACGTAACACTGGTAATGCTGCATTCATTACAGCAAACTCGGCATTCATTCATGCTAACTTTGCATATGCTGCTGCTAACTCTGCTCTATCAACAGAGTCAGGTCAGAACCAAAGAATTCAACAAGCATACGACCAGTCTAATGCATCATTTACTGCTGCCAATTCATCAGTTAATAATACAACTGCTGCGTTCTATCATGCCAATGCCGCCTTTGCTGCTGCAAACAATGCGACTGACACGTATGTTCGTGCTCATGCTAATGCTGCTTTTGATACTGCCAATGGTGCAGTAGCAGTTAATCTAACACAGAACAACAGCATCACCGTTGCACTGAACACTGCCAATGCTGCATTCACTGCTGCTAACAATGCAACGGATACGTATGTTCGTAATCATGCTAATGCTGCCTTCGATACGGCCAACGGTGCGGTAGCAGTTAATCTTACACAGAATAACAGTATTGCTTCTGCATTTGTTCATGCTAACGCTGCCTTTGCTTCAGCAAATAATATCGATGGTGTGAATGTAACACAAAACAATTCGATTGCTGCTGCCTTTGCTGCTGCTAATGCTGCGACAGCAACTGATGTTACACAAAACAATTCTATCGCAGCAGCATTCACACGTGCCAACAATTCACTGAATGCCAACACTGGTGGTACAGTTAATGGTGATGTTACTGTTACTGGTAACCTTGTAGTTGTTGGTAATACAGTCTATGCAAATACACTGACTGTATTAATTGCTGACAATATCATTACACTGAATGCAGCAATCAATCAATCTGGTTCTCCACTTGCCAATGCTGGTATTGAAGTTGACCGTGGAAATCAACCAAACTCTTCTTTCCTTTGGGTTGAAGCAGATGGTAAATGGGCTGCCAATAATGGCAACACCATGTTCTATGTTGGTTCGGAAGCAGGTATCACAGCAGCAGGTAACTATGCTAATGCTGCTTTTGCTGCTGCCAATGCTGCTACCGCAACTGATACAACACAAAACAATTCGATTCAAGTAGCACTCGATACTGCTAATGCCGCCTTTGCCACTGCTAATGCTGCTGCTGCTGGAAGTGTTGATTCGTTTGCACGTGATACTGCCAATGCAGCATTCCTTGCTGCCAATAATATTTCAGTTGTTGGTAACACAATCAATTTGGGAACACCAACTGATGGTAGTTTGACTAATGTTGGTGCATACTCTGGATGGACAACTACTACAAAAGTAACTGATGCAATTGATGACCTCAACGAAATGCTCGACAATGTTCGTGCGAATACATTTGTTAAGAGTGTTTCATTCACAGCAAGTCCTCTCGGAGCAGGTTCGGGTTCAGTAGTAACTTTAACAGTTGCTCCTGTTACAAGTAATGGAACTCTTCGTTACGATGTTGATTGGGGTGATGGTGGAGCAAACACAACTGCTTGTACAACTACAACTATTGCTCACACGTATACTGTTCAGGGTTCAAAAACAATTACAGTTCGTGCATACAACAACTCAGGTTCAGGAACTGGTAGTGAAGCATCCAATACACGTTCATCGTATGTGGTAATCTACACACCTGATCCTGTTATGGGATTCCGTTTCTATCGTGTATCATCTGGTGGTAATGCTCTGACTGCTGCATCCAACTTGTATTTCACAGAGGGTGATACTCTCTACATGGAAAACATTACCACAAATACTACTGGTGCTGCTGTAACATATACTGCAAACTTCGGTGACAATCAACCAAACACATCGATTGCTAGTGACACAGCATCGGGTGGTGTGTTTGGTTCACGATTAGCATACACTTATGGATTTGCTGCTTCATCAGGAACTGGTTATGCAACAGCCAATTTGGTATTGACAAGTTCAAATACTTCGAATCCTGCATCAATACCTCGTTCGGTAACTACATCAATCAAAGTGTATGATGCAAACATTGCTGCACCAAATCCTTTAAGTTCAAAGACTATTACATTCAGTGGTAGCACAGGAACTCTTCCTTACTTGGCAGCAGAGTTTGCCAACAATACTGGTGGAGCAACAACTTATACCGTTGGAACATTAGTCAATAGAACTACAGCAACTAGTGGTAACATCGCTATCACAGACATGACCACATTCGCAGCAAATGCTAATGTTGGAACACTGACTGCATTTGTCAACGGTGCTAACTCTGGTGCAAGAGCATTCACAAATGGTTCGGATACTGGAACATTTAACTCTTTGAGTGTTCTGAGTGAGAGTGATTATAACTTATTGGATGCTACTGGAACTGCAACAACTTTTGCAGCATCAATTTATTCTCCTGGATATTTTACAGGATTCAAGGCTAATGTTTCAACCGCAGCAGCAGCAGTCCCGCTCGGTGTGAACAACTTCCAGTTGCAACACAGTGCAAATGGTAACACCAATGTGGTCGAGTTTGTAAAGGATGATATTACATCTGCTCCAACAACAACCGCAGGTTCATTGACAGTTGGCACAGCAAACTATCGTTACATCTCTGGTATTCCTTACTTTACTACAGGTGCTACTGTCAATATGGTAGGTGCAACAATCACTAACTGGATTGGACAATGCTATACTGGTGTGTTCAATACTGCAACACCAGTGCAAATTACTGGTGGAACTAACTATGAATCAACAACTGCTATTGCCATTACTCCTACAGCATTTACATATGCACAGGTAGATGGGGCAACCACATACCTACAGGGTGGATATCCTAAAGCAAACACAGGAAAATCTTCTGCATACACATTGGGAACTTTAAATGTTCCAATCGCAGCAAGTGTCCGAACAGTTCAAGCAATCGGTATTCGTGCTAACAACGTAGCAGGTAATGGTAGTTTGGTGGAGAACTCAACTAGGTTGGCAGTTCATTCCGCAGCACAGAGTGGTATATCTGAGATTGCAATTGTTGCAACTGGTGTAGGTTCTCCTGCTTCGGGTGCTGGTGCAAATGAAAGTGGAATTCGTTCACACTGGTTCAAAGCAAATACATCAAATACTCCAGTATATACTTCTGCAACAAACTTCTTTACAACACAAGTATATTCGGAAGCATCTGATCCTGGTGTTGCGGGAACAAAAGAAGCAACTATCAGAATAGGTGCTATCAAACATGATGTTACAGATTATAGCACAGGTTATCTACCAGCAGGACCAAATCGTTCTGGTGATACAGGAATACAATACTTTACATTTGCTTTCCGTAGAACAGCACTTGCAAACTTTGACATCAACATCACATCGGCAACTGGTATAGCAGGCGCATGGTTGGCTGCTCCAGGAACTGGCATAGATACATCAAGTGGATTGAGTGGTTGGCTGGAATGTGGCACAGTAAAAGCTGCTTCGGGTCAACCAGGAACTGGTGCAGGTGGTAACGGAAGTGATGGGTGTGCTCTATCAAGTGCCGATAGAATTTTGGGAGGAACAGCATTAAGTGGTGGATACACCATGAGTCTAGGAACGGAAAATATGTCCAACGCAACAGGTAATGTAGTATTAATTAGATTTGGATTATCTGCTGGTCAGAGCATAACTGCTCTCTCTATAGGAGTTGCTGCTTAATGGCTATTTCAGATACCCAAAAAGTTGACTATCTTTGGAAGAAGATAGGTTATTCTGCTACCAAAACAGATACCACAGCAAATAAAGATGCTACGAACGAGGCACTGCCTAGTCCACTCCAGATTCGGGGTGACAATCTTTTAGTTCAATCATCAAGTATTCCTGGTTCTATTCCTGCAACTACCACAAGTATCGTTTCGGTTTACAGACCTGATGCTACGTTGGAGATGCCACAGACACCAATCGGCACTAACGGTCTTGGACAACGAGGTCAACTCGGAAGTGCAACAGCATATAGAACGTGGCAAACTGGATTACAGAACTGGATTAGTCCTGAGTTCGGTGCAACCTATGCGGTTCGTGTATTCTTAGATACTGCTGGTCGCACGACATCCAATACAACTGGAACTGAATTATTTGCAACAGCAACCAATGAAGAATGGTTCTTTGATTATCAATCGGGTGTTCTAAACTTTAGTGGCACCAATTTACCATCGGGTATCAGCACGAAGAGTGTGTATATCTCTGGAGCACGATACACTGGTGAGATTGGCATTGCCAATACTGTCAACACTGCTGTTGCTGCCTTTGCTCATGCGAATGCTGCCTTTGCTGCTGCTAATACAGGTGCAAGTTCTGCTGCTGCGTTTAATCAAGCAAACTCAGCATTCTTTCATGCGAATGCCGCATTCACTGCTGCTAACAATGCAACTGACACGTATGTTCGCAACCATGCTAATGCAGCCTTTGATGCTGCTAATGCTGCTACTGCTACAAATACAACACAGAATAATTCTATTGCATCTGCATTTGTTCATGCCAATGCAGCATTCGCTAATGCCAATAGTTACATTACCTACAATGAAGCAGTCAGTGTAACACAAAACAATTCGATAGCATCTGCTTTTGTTCATGCTAATGCTGCGTTTACTGCTGCCAATAATGCGACTGACACCTTTGTTCGTAATCATGCCAATGCCGCATTTGATACAGCAAACGGTGCTGTAGCAGTAAATACTACACAAAATAATAGCATAACAGTAGCGCTTGATACTGCCAATGCAGCATTTTCTAATGCCAACAGTTACATCACATATAATGAAGCAGTAAGTGTAACGCAAAACAACAGCATCACTGCTGCCTTTGCTGCTGCCAATGCTGCTACTGCAACTGATGTTACACAAAACAATAGCATTGCTTCTTCATTTGTTCATGCTAATGCCGCATTCACACGTGCTAATAATTCACTGAATGCAAATACTGGTGGAACAATTACTGGTGATGTAATAGTAATTGGAAATGTATCTGCTAATATAGTTTCAACCACAGGTTCAAATGGAATTATTAGTGGTGCTAATGCAATTTTTGCCAATTATGTTTATGCAGCTAACGGCAATGTAGATTTATACATTTACGCCACAAAAGCATTTGATGTTGCCAATGCTGCTTCTAGTGGTTCAGCAACTGATAGTTTTGCACGTAACCAAGCAAACGCTTCATTCACTGCTGCCAACGGTGCAGTAGCAGTAAACCTTACACAGAATAATAGTATTACGGTTGCTCTGAATACTGCTAATGCTGTTTTTGAAAACTCTAATGCATTTATTGTATTAAGTCAAGCAGTAAATTTATCACAAAATAGTTCTATTGCATCTGCATTTGATACTGCTAATGCTGCTTTTGCTTCAGCAAACTTAATCAACGGTGTTAATACTACACAAAATAATAGTATCACAGTAGCACTTGATACTGCTAATGCTGCATTCGCTGCTGCCAATGCTTCAACAGCAACTGATACAACACAAAACAATAGTATTACAGTAGCACTTAACACTGCCAATGCAGCATTTGCATCTGCTAATAATATTGATGGTGTTAATACCACACAGAATAATTCGATTGCTGCTGCCTTTGCTGCTGCTAATGCTGCAACTGCAACTGATGTAACACAAAACAATAGTATTGCTGCTTCATTTGTTCATGCTAATGCTGCTTTTACTGCTGCTAATGCTGCCACTGCAACTGATACAACACAAAACAATAGTATCACTGCGGCATTCATTCATGCGAACTCTGCGTATGCTACTGCGAATGTTAAGACAGAAACTTTTGTTCAAGCATCGGAACCTGCTGGCGCAAATGTAGATGACATTTGGATTGATTCTACATCTGGCATTCAGTATGTGTACATCAACTCCAACTCATCGAATCAGTGGGTAGAGTTTAGTGCATATGGTACACCACTAAACGGTACAGCAAATGTTCAGTTTGCCGACCAGACAATCTCTCCTGTATATCCAGCACGACCTTTAGTGTTGAGTACAGGTGGTGATTTACATCTGAATGCCTCCGCAAACGTAGTGACATTCAATGTTGTTCCATCTAATCCAACAATATCATTAGGTTCGTCTGACCGTCCATTCAAGAACGTATGGATTTCAAACGCATCGATTCACCTGCAAGGCAATGAATTACCTGGTGGTGCTCAACCTGTGCGTATTACCAATGATGCGAACAATGTGGTTATTGAATCGGGTGGTCTGAAGATTAGAGGTGGCGCACTTACAGCAAACTCATTCTTGGATATTTCACATCTCTATGCGTTGAATGTTGAGTCATCGTTTATTGTTTCTAATGCGACATTCTCTTCAACAAATGCGTTGGTAAAGATTGTTGGTAGTAACACAGGGTTCGCACAACCACCAATTAATCCAGGATACATG